CAATTATTTCATCGTCTGATATTCCTAAATCAGAACGAACCTCTGCGTAAGTTCTACCTTCAACCTCTGTCCCATTAATCTGTAAGTAATCATTATCTGCACCTGCATCATTAGCTGTTAAAACATTTCCATCTGAAATACCTTTAGCTAAAGCTTTTACAAATGCGAGATTTGTTACTTCTGAATCCATTAATGCACCTGCACTTGTTACATTTGCTGTGTCGGTTACATCTGCGTTAGTTTCAACAGTATCTAATAAAGTTTCTTGGGCATCTGTCATTAATCTTTTGTTTGATGCATCTGTGAAGTTAGTAGTGGTAAATGTTGGTGTTGCTCCACTAATTACTGATTGATTTAATGCTTTAACATCTGAGATAGATGATAATTCACTATCCATCAATGCACCAGCTGCAGTAACATTTGTTGCATCTGTTACATCGGCACTTGCTTCAATAGCATTTAGCTTACTATGGTCAGCATCAGTAAAAGTATTAGAGTCAGAACCAGCTTCTACGGCTGCAACAATTTCTGCATTAGTTTGGTCAGCAGTAGCACTTGCTTCTATTCCATCTAATTTAGAATGGTCTGCCGACTCAAAAGGAACGGATGTTACTCCACCTATAGTTAAAGCGTCTGTTTCTAATGTTCCATCTATATCAGCGTCACCTGAAACATCTAAAGTTGTTAAATCTAATTCTCCTGCTATTGTTACATTGCCATCTGCCAATGTGATTAAATCTGTATCAGAAGTATGTCCTATAGTTGTGCCATTAACAATTACATTGTCAACTGTTAAGGTTGTAAGGGTTCCTAGTGAGGTTATATTAGGTTGAGCAGCAGTTGTTACCGTAGCTGCTGTTCCAGTAGTATCTTGATTAAGAGTCCCAATTACAAAATCTAAAGTATTGTCTCCATCTTCATAAGTAACAGTAATATTTGTTTCGGTATTAGAGCCAACCATTGCACCTATGGTATCAGCAATATATTCATTTAATGCTGTTCCGTCTACTGTATATGCATCTGCTTCTAATGTTCCATCAATGTCAGCATTACCAGAAATATCTAAAGAACCAGCATCTAACTCTCCAGAAAGAGTTATATTTCTAAAAGTTCCTATATCTTTATTGCTGTCAACTACTACACCTAGACTAGCTGAAACTGTACCAGCAGTTATTCCATCTAAAACATTTAACTCTGCTGTTGTTGCAGTTACGCCATCTAAAATATTAAGTTCAGAAGCTGTAGAAGTAATAGTTGTTCCACCATATTGTAACTTATCTTGAGTTATATTAACATAACTTGTACTAAGCTCTAAATAACTTGCTGAACCTTCTCCGTCTGATAACGCAGTTAGAGTTCCTGTTATTCCAGAATTACTATTAGAAACTTGTAATAAGTCCTTATAGCTATTTTTAACTTTTTGTCCAGTTAAAGTTGCCATTTATTACCTTAAATCTGCAGGAACAATAGCTCTAGTTCCTCCTGTTTTATCGTTCTTTTTCATTCCGTATTTTCTTATTCCTGTTTCATAATTTTTTAAAAATCTTTCCCCTGTTTTTGACTTAATAATAGATTTGTTTGGGTCATTCTCTTTTGCGGCAGCATCAAATAATAAATGTGCTTTTACAAAATCTATTAACAAAGGTTGTAATGAATTATCTAAATCTATTGTACTTCCAGAGCCCTGAATAGCTGTTACTTTGTCTGGTTCTGCATTGTAAGAAATTAAACAGCCATTTGAAATATAATCTGAACCAGAACCAATAACTGCTGCTTTATATTTACCTTCAGCGGTTTCTGTGGTTCCTCCATCTCCTTTGGTTGTTGCTATAGCAATTTTATCTCCTTCAATCCACCATACAAATGTATCGGAAGGGTCTGTATATGTGCTGGTTACTGCTGCCATTTTTTACTCCGTGTCTGTCATTTTAATTTCTTGATTTAATAATCTAGGTATTTGTATATACTCACTATTTGAGTTTAGAATACTAACTCTAAATACCTTGTTTATAGTAATATCTCTATCGTCATCTAATCCATACCATAATTGACTATTTACTAAATTTGTTTTACCGTATTCTGTTTTAATAGAATATCTTCCCATATCTACTAATCCTTGATTGATTAGGTTTATTACATAGTTTTCGTTAGAATCTGGTACTGCTTGTCGTACTCTACTTAATATTTCTTTTGCGCTAAATTCAATTGCTGCCATAATTAATCCTCATAATTTTGTGATACTGTTTCCCACATATCTCCGCCATCTTCCCAGAAAGAAAATCCAGTTATTATTTCTATCCAAGTTGTAGAAGGAGCTATCGCTTGCTCTGTCCAAGTTGTTGATACTGAAGCTAATGTTTCAGTCCAACTTGAAGAAGGAGCAATAGATTGTTCTGTCCAAGACGTGCTTGGTTCTATTGTTTGCTCTGACCAAGATGTACTTGGAGCAATACTTTGCTCTGTCCATTTTGTATTAGGCATTATGCTACGTCTTCCACTATAGCTGCAACTGTACATCTAACGCTGCCTGTTCCTGTTCCAGCTCCTCTAGCTTGCCCAGTAATAATAAATATACTTTGCATTAAAGGACCAGCTATGTTGCCCATCCAAGCTTCTCCAGCTTTTATTTCAATATTGTCTAATGCATTATGCGCTGCTGCTGTTCCATCTAAGCTAACATAAACACTATTAGTTGTGCTTGTGCTAGATGTGTCGCTTGTTCCTGTGTTTTTAATAAATAAAAACCATACCTTATCTGCCGAACAATCAGCTGTAGAATCATCTGTAAATGTTACTGCGTTACCAACTGCTTCATTTGGTCCGTTTGATTGGTCTCCACTAGCTCCTACTAAATCTGTATTGTCATCAGACGCTCCAAATAATTCTTCGCTTGTTGTTGTTGCAATTACATTTGGTGCATAAAACCAATTATCATCTCCGTCTTGAACTGTGAAAGTTAAATCTCCACCAAGACTTTTTTTGATATTATGATGTATTGCATCAACTGCATCTGCATCAGCATCTGCTGCTATTGTTACTATAGGTTGAAAAGATATCGCTCCTTGTGCTCTATCTGCCATTATATTCTCCTGTTATTATTGTTTATTCAATTGTCCTTGTAAGGACTGTAAAAATTCTTTATATTGTGCATCAATCATTTGATACTGCTGTCCGTACCAAGTATATCTAGCTGTATCTTTTTGTAAATTATTTCCATACTCTTGCACTTCTTTGTTTATACTTGCTCCATATTCTTGAAGTTCTGCTCCATATTTAGCTATCAAACTACTATTGTCTTGTATTTTAGCTTGCATATTTTGAGCTGAATTTTGTAATGCTAAAGCTTGGTCAGCTGCTTTATTTGCCAAGTCAATTTGAGTAGATTGCTGTGCTTCTTGTTGAGCATCAGCAGCATCTAATTGTGCTTGTGTTATAGCTCTCTGTAAAGCAGTATTATGTTTTGCAAGTTCATCTTGTAGTTCTGCTTGATATCTTACATTATCTTTGTTAAATTCATTTAACTCATTTTGAATGTCTGCTTGATATTCTTGTAGCTCTACTCCAGTTTTTGACTGGTATAATGTTAAATCTTTTTGCGTGTTCTGTTGATATTCAGAAACTTCTTTAGCAACATTCTGTTGATATAAAACTAATTCTTGTTGAAACTTTGCTAATACATTATTATTATTATTTATAATTTTTTGCATACTGTTTACAGCATTTTGAAGATTAAGCTCCTGGTCCTTTGCCTTGTTTGCAATATCAACATTTGTAGCATTTTGAACATCTTGTTGTGCTTTTGCCAAATCTATCCTAGCTTGTTCAGAAACTTTTTGTTGGTCAGCCTGGAATTTTGCAATAGCTTCTTGAAGCTCTGTTTGATATCTTACATTTTCTTTATTGAACTGAGCTTGACTTTCAGTTAATTTAGCTTGATATTGAGAAACTTCATTATTCAATCTACCTAATTGTATTTGTGCTAACTCTGAGTCTTCATCTGTTTCTAAAAATGTTTCAAACTGAGATGTATCTAAATTTAAAACTGGAGGAGTAAATATCGGTGCATTACCAGAAACATCTATTTCACTAGGAACGCTTCCAAATGTTACAGATGACATATCTTGTGTTAAAGCTGATTCATTTTCAGCATTTGTATAAGTAACCGCATCTATATTTGGTACAGAAGGAGCACTTGCACTTATAGTTAAATTTCCTAAAGCCAAAGTGCTTAAACTTAATGTTGGTTTTGTATATGTAGGAACTGAACCTGTTGGGTCAATGTCACTAACACCTCCTACTAAAACGCTAGTTATTGAAGTAGAACTTGCGTCAGCATTTGTTGCATCACTATAACTTACTGTTGTTAAAGCTGGTGCTACTGGAGCTGTTGTAGAAATAGATAATGCTGACAAAGATACATTAACATCATTCATTAATCTTTGTATGCCATTTCTTGCTGCATATAAAACTACAGCTGGTTCTGCTTCGTCAGGAAAGTTTGTTATAGAACTGTCATCATAAGTAACTGCTGAAAAATCAAAACTGATATGAACTAAAGACATATCGTTCGTAGAAGCACTTGTAGGAAATACTTGTAATGTATCTCCATCCATCCAATAAGCAGGGTCGCTTGTTGTTGCATATTCCATATTGCTTGAATCTTGTATAATACCCTTTTTAGTTGGCGCTACTTTTCTACAAGGAGTTAAATAAGAACTGTTTCCAGCATCTTTTCTTAAAACTCCTAATACTTTCTTTCCCTCAACATCAATAGTATTTTCAAATACAGAAGTTGACGCTACTTCCTCAAGTCTTGATTTAGGTATAAAATTAACAACTGCTTTACATCCGTCTTGCAACCAGCTGCTAATAGCAGTAGTGTCGCCTATGCTTCCTGTTAAGTCTTCTACTTGTACTTGAAATGTTGCCATTATCTTCCTTGTCCTCTATATGCTTTTTTATATTTCTTCAAACTTTTTGTACAAACAAATAATGCATCAGTGTCGGGCTTTGTCCCAAACTTGGTGCGTTTACTTGCTCCTTGTCTTGTTTTCTTTTTTGTATTTTTCCTAATAGAAAAATCGCTAAATATTCTTCTTCTCATTTCTTCTTTTTCTTGCGACCTTTTTTCTTTTTCTTTTTAGGTGGTCTTCCTACTTTACTTCCATATGTTCCTTTTCCGTAAGGCATAATATTTCCTATTTTATACTAACGCTATCTTTATGTTCTACACCTTTTGTTTTAGCAAAATCTCCACTTCCTAATTTTTTAGTAAGATTTTTCTTTTTTAATTCTTTTTGGTGCTCATTCATATCTTTACTGCTAAAATCTATCTGGTCTTTTCTAATCGCTGCTGCCCAAGGATTGTTTTCCCTTACAACAAATTGAGTACTCCACTTTGATGGATGTGCTCTTTGCCCACAAGAAGGACAATTAAAAAATCCCTCTGGGTTGGGCTCATTACAATGTTGACAATTCATCTATTAAGTATATAAAATTATATAAGCTACTCTTGAAGCATCAAGCTTTACTACTGAAATATCTATAATTGCTTGACTAGTGCTATCTAAAGCATTTACTGCTGCTATAATATCTGCTGCTAAAGAGCCAGATACTGAATCAGCTTTAGCACTTATGTCATTAATAACTATTTTACAATTAGAATTATAATATGCCATTTTTTTCTCCTATTATTTTTTATAAACTTTTTCTGCTCCAGCTATACCGAAGCTTCCTAATGTTACCCAGACAAATGAATTATATACATTGTCATTGATAACTAAATCTTGTCCCATCAATCCTGTCACTAAATCAACGACTCCGAACATAACCATAATAGCAAAGGAAATAAATCCAATAATTGCTTTCTCGTTATACTCGTTTTCGTCTTTAAATATTTTCCACATATCTTTCTCCTTTTGGATTTCGGGGTTACACCTTTATACGAGCAACCCCACAGTTCCAAAACTGCTAATCTTTACAGATTATTATGATGTTTGAATACCGTTGTTAATGCTACTTAACGCAGTAAACAGCCACTCTCCGCCCCAAAACATCATTTCTACAACATCACCACGTTGAGCGGTTGTGTCAAGAATAATGTTTGAAATTTGAGTACCTGCTGTTGAGTTTGCAGCGTCTCCGCCAGCATCTTTATTAACACCACTACCAATTGCACTACCAAGAGCGATTGTAATATCAGCGGTAGGAGTTTCCTCCCAAACGATGAATTTATAATGCACTCCATCTAAACCTGTTGAAGCTGTAGGTAATGTAACTGAGAACGCACCGCCTGCAGATGAACACATATACACTTTACCACTATCATCATTTGTTAATGTGATTGCTGCTGTTAAGTGTTCTACGTGTTTTCTGTAGTCGCCTTGTCCGCTATTCACTTCTAAATAACTACTTCTCATTTTAGATTCCCTCCACATTGTAAAGCGCGTGGGCTTCTGGTAACGTGATTTCAAGACCTGCTTCTGTAAGAATCATATCTTTTCTTAAATCCTCATCTGCACTCTGTACATTTGTTTGGATTTGAGTATCACGATTAACACCATTTCCAACTAATGGTCTGTATGCCAAATTAGACATATCAGCCATAAGCATCATTCCACTTGCCATTCCTCTGAATAAAGGCTCTTTAACAAGGTACAAACTACCGTGAATAGTATTGATGTTAAGCAACTGGTGCCCGAAAGCTCCGTCTGCTGCACCCATATCCATTCTAAACGGTGATTGGTTTGCTCCTGTAGCAGTTGGGGTAGTGTTCTCACTTGAATTTTTGCTATAAGCTAAAGTTCGTCCTAAGAACGCGTCTCCACCTAACTTGTTAAAGAATGTAATTACTGGTAAAGAAGCTAAAACAAGTCTTTCACCTGCTCCGCCTCTTGCTGGGTCAAATATAACCTCTAGGTCAGACAGTAATCTATCGTAAGTTAATTCAGCTTGAGCCACACTTCTGTAGTATGCACTACCAGAACTGTAACTTAATGCTGAATCGTCAGCTGTTGGGTTGACGTTTTTTACGATGTGTCCTGCTAAACCTTCGGTATACTGAATTCCGTTTACACGTGCGCGTTGTCCAAAAAGCATAGCTCTTTCGATGTCCACTTTGTGTTCACGGAGTTTTTGTGCCCAGATTCTATCAAATTCGTTAGCATAACCACGATGACGTGTTGCTATCGCTGTGTTGGTAAGCTCACAAGCTGTTTTAAAGATTTGAGTATATCCATAATCGTCATCTAATGTATCTGAAAATGTATCAGGTGAACCTGTTCCTTCTTCAAATGATGTACCAACTATTTGGCAAGCATCATTATCAGATAAAACATTATATCCTGTTACATTAGCATTAGATACATCTACTATTCTACCTGTAAAGGCAGTAGCTGATGCACCGATTGATGGAGCACTTTCAACTCTTACTAAAGCTTGAGACCATCCTGCTGTTGAATCAACAGTGTTAACAGCAACAACCATTCCTTTTGTAAGGAATGAAATTGCACTGCCTGAACCGTCATCAACAGAGAAGTCATATGAGTTACCAGCTGTAACAGCACTTCCACTATTAACAGCAGCAGCTAAATTAAAGTTACGTGAAGTCCAGTTTGTTACTGTTCTGTTTTCTAAGAAACGGAAAACAGGGTCATCCACTGGGTTTTTTGCAACTTTATTTAGGTACACGAAAAAAGGTGATTCTTCTGGCATAAGTTCTGCAACTCGGTCAGAAAAATCATACAACTTTCTTTGGTCTGGATTTTGAAATCCACTGATGCTACTAGTAGAAACGCTGATATCAGATTGTTTTAATGTATTCTGATTATAAGCCATTTTTAGTATCTCCTAAGTTAACTATTATTTTTCTATTTAGCTAACCTGCCACGGCTTGACGAGCCCATAATTCTATCCCAAACTTGGTCCGATTCATTCTTTTGAGGTGCGTCTCCGCCTTGTAAAACACCAGCTGGTTTAGGGATTGATTTAGCCCTTTCAACAGCTTTTTTGTTTACATTCTCTTTTGCTCCTTGACCTTTGCTTTCTTTCCATACCTTAATTAAGGATTCTATTGGAAGGTCAGCTTTTGGTGTAGTAGCAAAACTAAGAAATTCATTCGCATCTTCTGTATTAAGATTATGCTTTGAGACCAATTCAGTTTTTAAATTACTCATCGCCATTTGACCTTTTAATTTGGCAAGTTCTCTATCTACTGTATCGTGCACAAGCTTTTGTTCGTTCGCCACCCTATATTGATAAGATGATGATTCTGGCTTGTGATATGCGTCCCAAGGGTCAAATTCTTCTGCACTTTGTACAGGTTCATTTGACTGAGATTCTCCAACAAGTGTTTTCTCTATGCTGTCGACTAATTGAGGATTGTTTTCAAGCGCTCCTCTTAACTGTTGTAATTGTTCGGTATCCTCGCTGAGTCTATCTAACTCAACAGTTTTTTTGTCGTACATAGATTGAAACTTTTTAGCTTCTTGTTCCCAATCTACAACTTCAGTCATCTCTTCTTCGACAACTTGTTCTTGTGGTTCTTCCATAGAAATAGTTCCATTAACTTCTTCTACGCCTTCCACTATTGGGTCTTGTTTTTCAACCTTTACTTCTTCTGACATATTTTTCTCCTTCCTGATTTCGTTTTTAAACGCTTAACCAGATTGTTGTTGTTTTTGCTTTTCTAGCCTGTCTTCTTCTAAAATAGAATTTGCCATACCATCTGCCATCTGCGACATTTCATTTATCTTATCTCTTTCTTTTGACTTAGACGATTCAAGAACTTCATTCAGCTGTGATTTGAATTTTTCAGTTTCTACTCTTTGACGAGCGCCAACTGCTTCTCTTCTAGCTGTTTGAAGGTCTCCACTAAGCTCTTTTACTTGATTTTCAAGTTGTGATATGTATTGTTGCATTTGCGATATTTGGCTCTTTCTTTGAAGAACACCTTCTTTGTCAAAGATTTCGCTTTTCTTCAAAACCTCGACATCGTCTACCAGCCCAAGTTTATAAGCATCAAGGTACATATTGTATTCTGCTACCTTATTGCTCGGTAAAGTTGAGCCTGATATTATACGAACATCGTGCTGACCCAAAGATATATCATTTTGAATCGTAGCTAGTTCGTTTTGTGTGTCATCGTACAATCTTGCATTAACTGAAAATTCAGTTAAATCATTGTTCGGTTGCACAATTCTAAAAGTCTTTTCATATTTATAATGGTCTTTTGCTAAGTTATATATTACTTGTCCAACTTGAGCTAAGCTCATTTCAATATCTCTTAATTTTGATTTTCCTCTAGACTCTCCCATTTCTGATAAAAGCATTGTACCTCTAACAGATTCAGGTGCCTGGTCTTTGAATCCTTGTAGTAATTCTGGAATACCAAAATTTAAATCTATATATTTTTCTACCCTATCAATTAAATAATAAAACTCACTTGTTAAAGGAGCTGGTTGAGGGTAGTGTGGCTCTCCAAATTCTGGATTATATTCAATAACAGCATTTGGATTTGCCCAATCTTTTTCTAACTGACTTATATTGTCAACACTTCCTTCAGGGATTAGTAATTTTAATCCTGCTGCAGACTGAGCGTGTGACAAGGTCAAAGAGAATAACTTATTTAAAAGCCTTTGAGAGTCTTTAACCTTGTTCACATCTGACTTTGGATAGGGAGTGTTAGTCCAAATGTTCATAAAAGGAACAATTGGATACGTATCAGTATTAAGAACACGCTCAAATAATAAAACATCTCCTACACTACAACATTGTGCAATTCTTGTTTGCATAACCTGTTCTATTTCAATTGAACCAGATTCAATTGCTTTTATAGTTTCAGGGTCTTCTAATATTCTAGCATATATTTCGTCATTTATAATTTTTTCTGTTCCTTGTAAAGTATTAAATAATCTATAGTAAGGAACTTTAAGTTTGTAAAATCTATCAAGTATTTGATATTTATGATTTTCTTGATAATCCAACGATTTTGCTTCAGCTGGGGTAAATATAGTATTAGTGTTTTTTAAATTTGACGTAGGGTAATCTTCTCCATATAAACTACTAGGACCAACCTCTATATCATCAATAGACTCTTCAAGCTCTGGATAAGTATCTAACAATTGATTTTTTGTTAAAAATGTTGACAAAATAATCCCAGAAGCGTCTTCAAAATATCTATCCCTAGAGGCTGGGTCTACATAAACCCTAAAAGGGTCTACGTTTTTATACTTTACTTCTCCTCTACCATAATCTGCTTCTGGGTCAATGTATACATACATATACCCAACTCCTTGAACAGCATAGTCGTGAACAACCTGCTTAAAAACACTATCTCCTTTTGATATGTCCCAAACATATTCCAGTATAGTATTCCAAACTTTTGAAAGTTTGTTATCAGAATCTTCTCTACCTATTGTGCTAAACCTTGCAGGTCTTGCTGTAAGTAGAGATTTTAACTTATCTACTGCTGCATAAACTCTATCAATAACAAAATCTGCTTGACCTACTGAAGCCAAAGCATTCGATTCATCTTTTGTATAATGATTACCTAAAACAAAATCAACCGCATTTCTTGCTTCTACATCCCATTGCTGTCTTGCGTCGCTCCATCGTCTAAAAAGGTCTCGACTCATCTGCGGTTTGCTTATGTTATTGTATTCGTCGTTTTTGATAATATTCTCCCAATTTACTTTTACGTCTAAAATAACAACTTTTAGACGCTATTGTCAATACATTTTTAAGTTTTTTGACCAGTAATCCAGGATATTACTTGAGATGATAAGTTTTCGTCTTTTTTACTCATTCTGTCTTCAAACTTATCTATGTCGATAGCAGAGCTTTTGGGAGGTTTAGCAGTGTGCACTGCATACCACAAACCGTCCAACAAGTCGTCGTTCTTTCCTTTTGGGAATTGAAACATTTCATCTATTATTTCTTGATGTTCTTTTTTAATAAATAATTTTCTAGAATTTACTACAGGACAAAGCAAAGCTTCTATCCTATCTTCTTTTTTTATACCAGCAGGAGGCCTAATTCCTTTAGCTAATCCAGGAGCAAGCCTTCTATCTTTTCCAATTAATTTGTTTACATAGTCTTTAATAACTCCTTGAGCTCCAACTTTTTCAACATTAACCCTTCTAACCGGATTAAATCTTTTTGCATATTCAAAAATTCTTTGAGGCATATCATATAAAGGAGACCTTTCTCTGTAATAGTCTATTAAATAAACATTTCTATCTTTGTCTATAGCCATAGTTAAAATTACTTGAAAGTCACTTGTAGAATTAGCTTCGTAGGCAAGGTCAACTCCCATATATACGTTTACAGGGATAGCAGACTCGTCTATCATCATATAATTAAAACCATTTCTAGACTCCATAGCTCCTTTATAATAATTTATTCTATCTATTTTAAATTTCGCAGAATCTAAATCTCTTGCTTCATTCAAATATTCTTGAGCAAACTTATGAACAAGACCCATATCTGAGAATCTTCTTCTTATATCAAGTAATTTCTTTTTACTAAAATAACTTGGCCACAAAGGAACATCGTCTTGAATAGCTTTTTTATACATTACTTTCCAAGCATATCTTCTATTATCTTTTTCAGCTTCTAAATGACCGTCATATATTGTCTGTAAAAAAGAATCATAATGAACAATTGTTCCAATTAACCAAATTGAACCTTCATTCTCTTTTGAATTTTCTAGAGCTGGCTCTACTGTAGACATAACCCACTCTTTAATCTCTCTTCTTCTATCTACTGTTTTTGTATTTAACTCCGATTCAAAGTCATCAAGAATAATTTTAGTATATCTTAATCCCAATTGAGAACGACCACGAAGCCTTTGATTTGTACCTTTTCCAATAACTCTGTCTCCTCTTGATGTAGTAAATTCCTTTTCTGTCCACTTATCTCCTTTTAAGTCTCCGAAATAATATTGTAACGCAGGATTAATGTCAATGTGGTTTTGAATATATTTAATATGGTCTATTGCCTGTGATTGCTCTTCTGAAACCCAAGCAATAAATTCTTTCTTACCAGAAGGATTAAAATATAATTTGTGAAGTAAAGCTGTTTTAGCTAATGTTGATTTTGCGTGACCACGAGGAAGTATAATACAAGCCCTTTTCTCATCACCTAACAATAAGTCGCTTAACTCATACTGATAAGGAGCAGGAGTTGATTTCATAAAGTCTTCAGGTAAAAACATTTGACCAAAAGCAATAATATTTTTACTTGCTATCTCTAATGCTTTTTCTTTTTGAGAAAGGTCTGGAGGAATTATATTAAATAAATCTTTTTTCTTTTTGGTAGTCTTGCTCATAAACCCTGTCTATTAATAATCCTGTTTTATGCGAAAACCAATCTTGGTCTGGCACCTCTGTAAATGAAGAAGATTTTTGCCATAATAATGGTCCAGCTACATATATCCAAGCTTTTTCTTTCTCTTTGTCTGGTAAAGTAACTTCTACT